ATGTCGAGCGATACAACGGCAACGGCAAGAATCGCCTTGTGCTGGATCAATGGCCCGTCATTTCCGTGTCGTCCGTGAAAATCAACGGGCGCGCGGTAGATGACTGTGACTTTGATGACTGGCTGTTGATTCGCCATGCCTGTTTTGCGCAAGGAATCCGAAACGTTGAAGTGTCGTACCGTGCTGGCTATGAAACCATGCCTGTCGATATTCAGGAGGCTGTTTTGATTATCGCAACGCAACGCTTGAACGAAATCGAGAACAATGGCGTGCAGAGTAAAAGCCTTGCAGGGGAGACTATATCCTTTTCGAGCTTTGGCCAGTCGGGCGGTATCCCTCCGTCCGCTTACGCTATCTTGATGGAATACAAGCGAAAGGCCGTCTGAAATGCTGAACGTTGAGTTTATTGGAGGCGATGCAATCGCGGCCGTCTTGAAAGCTTATTCTGACGGCGTGCAGTCGGCGGTCGAAAAGTCTATCGGTCGGTCGGTTTTGAAGTTGCAACGCGAAGTTAAGCAAAACCGCCTATCTGGGCAGGTGTTGAATGTACGGACTGGCAATCTTCGCCGCTCAATACATCATCAAGTAACCAGTTCGGGTGGTTTGGTCGTTGGCGAGGTCAACACGAATGTCCGATACGGCGCGGCGCATGAATATGGCTTTGCCGGAACAGTCAACGTTAAAGCCTCAATGAGGCAGATACGCCAAGCTTTTGGCAGACCGTTGAAATCGCCGCGTTATGTTCAAATCCGCGCCCACTCTCGCAATGTGAAGTTGCCTGAACGGTCGTTTTTGCGGTCGGCTTTACGCGATATGAAGCCGGGGATTGAAGCAGATTTGCAAAAATCTATTGAAAGGGCATTGCGATGAATCGTGAAGCGATTTATTCCGCGCTGTGGGCAAAGCTTGAGGCTTTAGACGGTTTTACAACCAAGAGCCGCAAGCTGCTGCACTGGAACGACGTGAAAGGCTACGACCAACCGGCGTTATTTATGGCTCAAGGCGATATGCAGGCGGTAACGACAACAGGGCAAGAGACGAAATGGCTGTTGCGCGTTGACGTGTATCTGTATGTTCAGACGGCAGGCGAGCCGCCAGCGCCTATTATGAATCCGCTGATTGATGCGGTATGTAATGCCGTGAATGCTGTCCACCCAATTACTGGTAAGACGGCTTTGGTGGTAGATGGCGCGGATGTTGAGTATTGCCGCGTTGAGGGTACGGTAGAAACAGACGAGGGAACGCTTGGCAATCAGGCCGTCTGTATTATCCCGATTATGATTTGCGCCGCTTAGTCGGCAATTAGAAAGGAAATGTCATGCAGTTGACGTTTGGTAGTGGCGAGGTTTTCGCCGAAATGATTACGGATGCCTATGGCAACCGTGTGCAAAACGCAACGCCCGTGCGAATCATGGGCTTGCAGGAAATGTCTGTTGATTTGTCGGCAGAGTTGAAAGAGTTTTACGGCCAAAACCGCTTTGCGCTGGCTGTTGCTCAAGGTAAGGTCAAAGTTTCAGGCAAATTTAAGGGCGCGTTAATTAACGGCTTAACGCTGAACACCCTGTTCTTCGGCGCTGAGTTTGCGACCGGAACGATGAAAGCCCTGTTTGCCGATATCACTGGCAAATCCGTGCCTGCTTCAGGTGCTTACACTGTTCAAGTGACTGCTCCAAATGGTGGCCGATTTGTTGAGGATGCCGGTGTGATGGGCGAGGACGGCACTGCTTATATCAAAGTAGCCAGCAACCCGGCAGCAGGTCAATACACGGTTTCCAATACCGGCCTTTACACGTTCCACGAGAGCGCTAAAGGCAAAACGGTGTTCCCAAGCTTTACCTATACACAAACTATGCCGTCAGCCAAGAAAATTGAGCTGTCTAATATGGCGATGGGTAACACGCCGACCTTTAAGCTGAAATACCTGACGCAATTCAAAGGTAAAAAAGCCTTGTTGGAACTGGAAAGCGTAACCAGTGGTAAATTGGGCTTGTTCTCAACCAAAAACGATGATTTCTCCGTGCCTGAAATTGACTTTACTGCCTCAACCGATGAAGCAGGCTTTAAAGTCGGTACGTTGTGGATTCAAGAGTAATAATGCAGGCCGTCTGAAAATGACGGCCTTTTTCATTTACCCCAAAAAAGGAAAACAAAATGACCGTACGAATTAAAGGCGTAACCGTTGAACTGAACGGCACAAATTACGTTATCCCACCTATCGCACTTGGCGCGTTGGAACAGTTGCAAAGCCGCATTGGTGCGTTTGACGGCAATGTACAAGACGCAAAACAGATTTCTACCGTTATCGATTGCGCCTATGCCGCCATGAGCCGCAACTATCCCGATATGACGCGCGAAGAAGTGGCGGATTTAATTGATATTGGCAACATGAACGAAGTATTCGCCGCTGTGATGGACGTTTCAGGCTTGAAACGCAAGGAACAGGAAGCCGCGCAAGCGGGGGAAGCTCAGGCGGCGGTTTAAGTTTCGGCGCGATGATTGCCCACGTCTGCGCCTCAACTGGGTGGACGTGGGATTATGTTGCCGACAACTTGGATTTGCCGCGAATCGGGCATTTAAATGACTATTGGCGCGAACATCCGCCTGTACATATCTTGGTAGCCTCATACATGGGCATTAAGCCGTCATCTAGCCCTGTACAGAGCGAAACAGACGAGGCAGAGGCCATCGGTATGCTTGGCGGCGGCGAGCTGTCAGAGGACGAATTTAACGCATTACTGAAAGCGAAGGGGATTATTTGATATGAGTAACGCAGTTTTCCCAACGTTCCCCGGCTTGAAGTGGGGGCGTAAAAGAACGGCTGTTTGGAGTACCAATATTCAAAAGTCAGCTTCAGGGCGTGAGATTCGCAGCGCGTACTATACCTATCCGCAGTGGAAGTTTTCACTGTCGTTTGAAGTGTTGAGAACAAAAGCCTCAATCAATGAGCTTGAGAAGCTGGCAGGCTTTTTCAATGAGCGCCGTGGTAGTTTCGACAGCTTTTTGTACGAAGACCCGACGGATAACAAGGTTGTAGACCAGCTTATCGGGAATGTCGTTCAGGGCGTAACGAGATACCAGCTTGTGCGCAATTACGGCGGTTTTACCGAGCCTGTTTTAGCGGTTAAAGGCGTGCCGACGGTTAAAGTTGGCGGCGTTGCTTTGACACATGGCCGTGATTTCTCGATAGACAATAACGGCGTATTGGTTTTGAACACACCGCAAACGCCCGGCAGACCCATCACATGGACAGGCGGTTTTTATTTCCGCGTCCGCTTCACATCTGATACGGTGGATTTTGAAAACTTCATCGGCCATTTGTGGAACGCTAAGAAAATCGAGTTTACGAGTTTGAAATTATGAAAAGTGCAAGCGCTGAATTAATGAATCTGCTTCATAACGAAGACAGGTTTTTGATGGCTGATTTGTTCACAATTACCTTATCGAATGGGCAGGTATTACGTCATACGAATTTCGACAAACCTGTTACATGGCAGGGGAATCAATACGAGGCTTACAAGCTGATTATCAAACGCGGCGCGACAAGAACGGCGGTAGGGCTTGATGTTGATTCTAATACGTTGCAAATCGCCGCCGAGCCAAGTTATCGGCTTGAGGGCTTGCAATGGGCGGAGGCCGCGCTTGGCGGTGCTTTAGACGGCGCAAGGGTGGTTATTGAACGTGTCTTTTTCCGCGATTTCCTTACACCAAATCCTGAACCTGTTGGCACGGTTATCATCTTTTCCGGCCGTGTGTCGGATGTGTCTGGCAGTCGTTCTTCCGTCAAGGTTGATGTCAAATCGGATATTGAGTTGCTGAACGTATCAAGCCCACGCAATATCTATCAAGCCGGTTGTATGAGGACGCTTTATGACGGTGGCTGTAAGGTCAACCGCGAGAAGTTCACCGTGAATGGCCGTGTAACCGCAAACAGCACAACCGGAACGGAACTGGCTTGCAATCTGACACAGGCGAACGGATGGTTTAATCAGGGCGTTATCAAGTTTACAAGCGGCCTTAATGCAGGGCTGACACGCACCGTCAAAGAACACAAAGACGGCACACTGTCCTTTGCTTTGCGCTTGCCACACCCGCCACGCGCTGGAGATGTGTTCAAAATCTATCCGGGCTGCGACAAACGACAAAGCACTTGTAAAGACAAGTTCCAAAATATCGTGCATTTCCGCGGGTTCCCTTATATCCCATCTGCTGACACGGTGGTTTAAATGAGGCCGTCTGAAATGGATTTGAGAAAGCGAATTGTTGAAGAGGCTTATTCATGGCTTGGTACGCCGTACCATCATCAAGCGATGGTAAAGGGTGCTGGTGTAGATTGCGCGATGATTCTTGTCGCAATCTATCGGGAGGCTGGCTTACTGCCTGCTGATTTTGACCCACGGCCATATCCTCAAGACTGGCACTTGCACAGAGACGAGGAGCGTTATCTTGGCTGGGTTTTAAAAGTCTGTCATGAGACCGATACGCCGAAACCGGGCGACGTTGTCGTCTGGAAGTTTGGGCGTACGTTTTCACATGGCGCGGTTTATGTTGGCGACAACAAAATTATTCACAGCTACATCGGGCGCGGTGTGGTTTTGGATGAACTGGATCAGGCCGAACTTTCAGGCCGTCCGATGAAATTTTTTACTTTTGGAGAAAGAAAATGAATATTCAAATAACAGCTTATGGATTGGGTAGTGGTCACGATGAAGCCGCTGGCGGTGGTTATGACGATACCGAAATTAAAAAAGAATTGGAAACCGTCAAAAAACAACTTTCCAACCTGCCAAAAGGCGGCGCGGCGGATGACGACACTGATTTGCGCAAACAGATTGCAGCGGTCGCAGAACAGGTCAGCAAAATAGCTGATACCCGAAAAGAGTATCAGGCGGTATACCTCACCAGAAATGATTTGGGGAGCGATTTCGATTTTTTAACATCTACAACGATTAAATTTAAAGAGCCGTTTTCAAAAATCCCATTTGTCAAGGTTACGCTTGACCTAAAAACAGGTTCCGCAAAATTGATTCATATTGCAAATGTGACAAAAACAGGCTTCGATATTGCAACAAAACAACCTGGGGATTTGTGGGAGTTACAAGGCCTTTGGTATGAAGCGCATTTAATAGATTGATTTTATAGAGGTTACTCATGGGCGGTAAGACTTCCACTATTTCAAATTCTGAACAACGGATTCTGTCCCTACAGGTTCAGCAATCGTCTCAAGGCTTGACCCTGCCTGTTGTTTACGGTCGGGCGCGTGTTGCTGGTAATTTGATTTGGTACGGCGACTTTACCACTATTGAGACCAAGACAACGACCCGACAAGGCGGTAAGGGCGGCGGTGGCGTAAAACAAGAGGATATTTCCTACACCTACGAAGCCGCCGTCATGATGGCCTTGTGCGAGGGTGAGATTAAAGGCATTGGGCGCATTTGGCGAGACAAAGAAAAGTTTGAATCGCTTTCCCAATTACGCCTGAATCTTGCAAAAGGCGGCGATGAGCAGCCGACTTGGACGCATTTACAGCAAGCGAAACACCAAGCGCAGGCCATCAACTATTCTGGCACGGCTTATATTTACAGCCCGAATTACGAACTGACAAAATCAGCGCAGATTTATAGCCATAATTTCGAGGTTATCGGGAAAATGGGGTATTCGTCCTCAATCCCTGATGCAAATCCAAGCGAAATTATTCGCGATATGCTGACGAATCAGAACTACGGTTGTGGATTCCCTGCTGAAAACTTGGGCGACACGAGCGTTTACGGCGTTTATTGCCGCGCGGCAGGTATCTTTTTAAGCCCTGTTTACAGTGAGCAGACGGAGGCACAGCAAAACATTTCCGAACTGTTGGAGCAGACCAATAGCGCGGCAGTGTTTTCTCAAGGCCGTCTGAAAATTGTCCCTTATGGCGACGTGAAGCTGTCAGGAAACGGCGCGGCCTATGTGCCAAACCTGACACCTGTTTACGACTTGACCGATGACGATTTTATCGTCTCAGGCGCTGAAGACCCTTTAAAGGTTGAGCGCAAAACCAATGCTGATGCCTACAACCAAATACAGGTTGAATATCTCGACCGCGCGAATGACTACAATATCGCCGTAGCCGAAGTAAAAGACCAGGCGAATATTGAGCAATACGGCCTGCGCCCTAAAGATGCCGTGAAGATGCACGGAATCTGCGACGCTAAAGTCGCAAACCATGTAGCACAACTGCTGTTACAGCGTGCCTTGTACGTTCGCAATGAATATGAGTTTAAGCTGGGTTGGAAATACTGCCTGCTTGAGCCTATGGACTTGGTAACGCTGACAGACGAGGGTTTGGGGCTTGATAAAACGCCTGTCCGAATCATTGAAATTGAGGAGGACGAAGAGGGCGTTTTGACCGTCAAGGCTGAAGATTTCCCGATGGGCGCGGCATCGGCTACAGCTTACCCAACACAGCCATCGTTAGGCTATTCCGCCGATTACAACAAATCGCCTGGTAACGCCCATGTGCCTGTTGTTTTTGAAGCGCCTTTACAACTGACTGGCGGCGAGCCTCAAATTTGGCTTGCAACCGCTGGCGGCGATATGTGGGGCGGCGCTGAAGTGTGGATTTCGACCGATGGCGACAGCTACACGCGAATCGGCGCAACCAACAAGAAAGCGCGTTTTGGCTCACTGTCCGCGCCTTTGGCAAGCGGTGCAGTTTTCGACCGCGCCAACACTTTGAACGTTGAAATTTCCGCTGGGCAAATGACAGGCGGAACGGAGCAAGACAGCCGCGATTTGCTGACCTTGTGTTACGTTGACGGCGAATTTCTGGCATACGCCAATGCCGAACTGAAAGGCGTAGGTCGTTACACATTGGGCAATCTGACGCGCGGCGCATATGGCTCTACCATCAATGCACACGCGGCGGGTAGTCAGTTTGTGCGTATCGATGAGGCAATGTTCAAATACGCCGTTCCTGCGAACTGGGTAGGACGCACGGTTTGGGTTAAGCTGGTGTCTTTTAACGTCTTTGGTAGTGGTGTGCAGGAGCTTGCAGAAGTTCCGGCATATTCCTATACCATCAAGGGCGCACCGCTTGGGCAGATTCAGAATTTACGCCTTACATCATCTTGGGCATACGGCAAAGAAGCCGTTATCGCTTGGGATAAATTGGGCGGCGCTGATACCTACGATGTGGAAGTCTATGCAGGCAATACGCAAAAACTACTGCGAAGTTTGAGCGGTATTGTTGACAACGGCTTTACCTACACGCAAGCCGACATGAAAGCTGACGGCGGACAAGTGCGTGATGTTGTCTTTAAAGTTCGTGGACGCGCGGTTACTGGGAAAACTGGTAACTGGGCGCAAGTGGCTGCACAAAATCCTCAGCTCAAACCATTGCAAGGTATTGAGGTTGACAGCGGTTTGCGTCAGGCGTTTTTCAAATGCGCTATGCCGTCTGAAGAGGATTTCGCAGGTATTGTTATTTGGGTGTCTGAAAATCAGGCCGTCCCAACAACAGACGCGAATAAAGCCTACGATGGCGCGGAAACATTTGTTTCTATTACGAAATGCAACGGAAAGGATTTGCAACAGGGTAAAACCTATTATTTACGCGCCGCCGGTTATGACAGCTTCGGCAAAGACGGTATGCACGTCAGCAACAGTATTGCTTTTACCGTTGCCGATGTGTCAGTCACAGATTTGACGGAAAGCAATCTGAACAAGTCTTTGCGTGACAAAATCGCATTGATTGACGGCAACGGCGCAGGCAGTGTGAACGCACGAATCGCAGCCGAAGCGCAAGCACGGGCAGCGGTCACCCGCACGGCAGAAGACGCTAAAGCCGCAGCAAAAAAAGCCGCAGACGACCTGACTGCAAAAGCCGCAGAACTTGGAAACAAGGTAGCAGCAGTTGAGCGAGTGAATAACGAGCAGGCGCAACAAATCAGAACGGTTACAGCAGCACAAGGCACGACCGCCGCAGGCTTGGAAGCCGAAAAGAAAGCACGGGCAGACGGCGATAGGGCAGAAGCTGCGGCGCGTGAGACTTTGGCAGGGCGTGTATCTACTGCTGAAGGCAATATCACGCGCGAAACACAAGCGCGGGTTACAGCAATTAACGCCCAAACCGCCGCAACGGAAGCCCTGAAAACACGGGTCGGCAATACTGAAAGCAGTATCACAGCATTGCGCGAAACCGTTAATCAAAAAGACAGTGCGAGGTCGTCTGAAATCCAAACACTGACCGCGAAGATTGACGGTGTTTCGGTTGGTGGCCGCAACTACGCCCTATCAACAGGAACGCCCGGCAAAGTGCTGACAGTGAGCGGGAATAATCAGACCAAGAACGTTACTATCGATGTTTCGTCTGCTTTGGAACTGAAGCAAGGCGACAGCCTGATTATCTCGTGCGACATTGAGCTGACAAACGCTACATCGCCATACGGTAAACCATATCCACGAATCGGCGCGGAATTTTCCGTGACCTATGCCGACAACTCAATCGGTTATTTTGCTGCATGGTACGACGAGGCGATAAACGGCACGACCAAAACGCTGAAGCAGCGGATTGTCGCCAAGCACACGGTCGCCAAAGAGGTTAAGGCACTGCGGAACATCATCGTTCAAGCACGATACCAAACATCGGAAGCTATCAAGGTTTCCAATGTGAAACTGGAACGCGGAACGGTGGCAACCGACTGGACGCCTGCGCCTGAAGACAATGACGGTTTGCAGGAAATCCGCAGTACGGTTCAGGTAGTTCAGACGACCTTAACCAAGGCGACAGGTGACATCAAATCGCTTGGCGAACGTATCACGACAGCCCAATCAACCGCTGACGGTAACAAGGCGACGGTACAAGCCCATTCACGCAGTATCAACGGCTTGGAGGCGCAATACACTGTCAAGGTTGACGTTAACGGCAAGGTAGCTGGCTACGGCTTGGCAACCACGCCGAAAAACGGTACACCTGAAAGCAAGTTTATTGTGAACGCTGACCGCTTCGGCGTTGGTTCGACTGGCAAGGCTGACGTGTTTCCGTTTGTGGTTGATACGCAGAAAAACCGTGTCGGCGTGAACGGCGAACTGGTGGTAAACGGTAAGGCGATTATCGATAGATTGAACGCTGGGGATATTCACGGCGATAAAATCACGGCAAACACGCTGAACGCAAACCGCCTGAAAGCTGGGAGCGTTACGGCGCGTGAAATCGGCGTTGATAAGTTGTCGGCAATATCCGCCAATATGGGTGACATTCGTGGTGGCCGCATGGATTTGGGCAATGGACGTTTTGTCGTGGAGAATAATGGGGAGGTGTCTTTGTCGTCATCTAGTGGGCAAGTTGGGATGAAGCTGAAAAACGAACGGCTTACCGTATATGACACAAGGGGTTATTTACGGGTGATTGTGGGATTTAAAGGAAATTCCTGATGGATTACGGATTATTTTGCTTTGACAAAGACGGCAACCCTATCGATATAAACTTAGATTCGAGTTTGATTGTCGAGGGGGTGCTGTTTCTGGGTAACGCGCCGCAAGGCTTGATTGCTTTGGATATGCTTTTCCCGCGCCGCAATTTTTTCAAAGGGATTTTCCTTATTCCTCAATCCCACGCCATTGGTAACTGGAATACAGAGTATTTAAGTATAACGAAGCTGCAAAACGGCACGTTGCAATGGGTGCATTCTTTTTACCATAAACGTCTTTTTGGCGATGGTTTTATTACCCATTGCGGTGCTTTTGCAGGTAGGAGTCTGCTATATGGTTACTTCAACTAACGAAGAAGATTGGGGATTTGCAATTTACAATGAGGCCGGTGTGGATTTGGTTAATTTTGGCTTATTCACGCCAAAATATATCGGTAAATTGCATTTATCCCTGCCCGAAGGGGGCAGCGGGTTGAATAATCTCCGAGTAGTTTCAAATAGTGGGCGCGAAGTGTCTATAACTGACGGTAGTCTTAATGTGCCTTTTGAAACGCTGATTGCAAAAGGCGACTATCCCGAACGAAGCAGCGGCGCATTATCTTCAGGCTATCTGCTTGCCGCCCCAAATAACGGCATACGCATGATTCTGCCTTTATACGGGTCGTCGGGGATTGGTTTACGGACAAGGGGTTTAATTCCTGCCGTTATACATGGCTGGGGCAGCGGTTACGACCAAGAAAAATTCGAGATGGCGACATTGATGTGCAACTCCTTGAAATCAGGGTCGGATGTTATGCACGCATCGCTTGAGATGAAGCATATAGACGGCCAACTATCTGCTGATGACAAGTCAAATTATGCAACAGGGTTGCCATACTCCGGCAATAGGGCTGAAAACTACAATCCTACTGGCTTGCCGATTACCGCATCTTTCCGCAGCACGAGTATCGGCGCGAATGAGGTAGCAGGTTTTTCGGCGGTAAGTCTGGGATGTGGCTATATGGTTATAGATATGGCAGGCGGTACGGACTTGGAGATATTTTTCTACGAGACCGCAGGCTTGCCATACGAGTATCTTAATAAATGCTCCACTGCTATTGACTACAACCCTTACGGGCTTGCCAGTTATGACTACTCGCCTCAGACAATCAATTATGTGATGTCTAAAAATGGGAGTATCGCCGAAGTAAATGACGGCTTTAATAGGTCGGTTACGTTTTCGGATTTGGTTACGGGTAAGATGGATCGCTCAAGATGGTTTTTTACCCACGAATCGCCAAATAGAAGATTCTATCCCGAAACAGTCCCTGCAATAATTGATGCCCTGCGAAATGGGGAGAATAAAGAAAAACGCAAAAAACTAGCCCGATTTTTAGAAGGGGATGAAAACGCCCCTTTGAAATACGAGCAGTATGACAGTTCGTCTTTGCCGCTTAAACTCATGGGGACGACGGCGCAAAACGGCGGGACGGTAAAGCGGAGGGTGTCGGGTGTCGGATTGTTTTACGAGGTATCGGGAATAGACCTTTCCAAAGCCGCCCAGCCTGTCGGGATGCTTGGTTGGGATTATGCCGCGCTCTATAAAACGGGGCTTCCTGACGGCTTTGGGGTAGGTGTTCACAGCCTTTTTCAAAGCAAATCAGTAGGCTCTTCTTATTTCCCAATGCTGCCAAACCCACAAGACACATTTAAATGGGAATTGGATAAAATCAAACCATATCAACCGATTTTAAATTACCGTTACTCTAATCTGATTGCTGATACAAACATCAATGATAGTCAATTTGACTTGACCGGATGGCAAAAGATTAAGGTTGGATTTGCAAACTCATTTAATAGCCGCATGGCGGCAAACCTGACTCACAGTTATCGTCAATTTAATAAGGCTCAAGCCATTGCCCATGTGCCGCGCAATAAAGATATTGTTTTGGCAAATTATAAAAACCCCCTGTCGGAATCAGCGTATTATGAAAAAGAGATTCGTGACGCTGAGTACCGTGCGTCACAGCTGATCGCGCAAACAGAAGCGAGGCTGGAAGAGGAGGCAAGGGCATGGGAAGAGAAAATCGACGCAGAATTACTGGAATCGGAAATCAACGCCTTTAAATCCAAAATGGGAATGCTGGAGCAGTTGTCAAAAATCGTAAATGAGAACTCTTCAAAAAGCTGGCAAGACCCATTTTGGGGAGCGTGGGCTTATCGGCATAGTGATAAATTGGAGTTGTACTGTGCCGCGCGGGAGGCGTTGCCTGAGACGACAACCCCGCTCCCTGAAAATTGGCTTTGCTGCATGAAGCCTAATGTTTAAACCATTATTAATGATTGGGAAGTTATGACAAAACAAGTAATTGCAATTAAGCACGAAATTGAAGACGAAAGCACCGGCGCAGTGGCGAACTATCATGTAATCGAATATGTAGGTATCGATTATAAGTACAACTCTGTTACAGCAACGATGAACGGCTATGTGTCTAAAAAGGCATACGAAGCAGGCCGTAATCCGCTTTGTTCCCATTCCGTAACAGTGAATGGTTTGCCTGATGGCGCGGAAGTATCACGCGCTTGGCTGTACAGTAAAGCCGTGGAGCAGGGGAATGAACAAAGCGTTTTTCCCGGTGCCGAACTGGTCGAAGCCTAATTTAAATTTGAAACCATGCCCGCGATGATTCGCGGGCTTTTTTATGGGCGGTCGTATGAGCGATTTAGAAGCAAAAATCAAGATAACCGTCGAAAACGGCACGGCGGCAGGGTTTAACCAAGCGGCAAACTCTGCGGAATCGGCGTCAAAGGCCATTGAAAACGCCATTGGTAACGTCAAAGCGCGATTAAAAACGCATTTTGACGATATGAAAAAGTCGATGGAGCAGGCGTTTCACGTTAATCCATCGACTTTTAAAACGCTTGGCGAGGCGCAAGAAGGGATGTTCAACAAAATCTCTTCTTCGGCGCGGAAAGTGTACGAAGAAACGCGTACGCCGATGGAGCAGTTTAAGGCGAAGCTGGCAGAAGTTAATCAACTGTTGAATCTTGGCGCGATTGACGTGGAAACCTATGAGCGCAAGGTTGAACAGCTGAATAGCGAGCTTGAGCAGACAGACGGCAAGGCTTCGGCGGCCGCTGGTGGGCTGGGCAAAATCGGATCAGTTTTAGCCGGATTTGCGTCAATATCATTTGCCAAGTCCATGCTTGACACTGCCGATGCCATGCAGTCAATCAACGCACAAGTCAGACAGGTTGTGTCGTCTGAAAGTGAGTATTTGGCGGTACAACGTCAGTTATTGGATGTAGCCAACAATACGCGTGCCTCATTGGAATCAACGGCGAATCTGTACGTTTCCACAAGTCGCGCATTGAAGGACTACGGCTACACGCAACAGGAGATTTTGACCTTTACCGAGGCAACCAATAACGCAATGGCTATCGGAGGCGTACAAGCGCAACAACAGGCCGCTGCGCTTATGCAGTTGTCGCAGGCTTTGGGTAGTGGCGTGTTGCAAGGCGATGAATTTAAATCCATTGCTGAAGCCGCGCCGATTCTGCTTGATACGATTGCAGAATACATGGGCAAATCACGCGCCGAGATTAAAAAGCTTGGTAGTGAAGGGCAGTTGACGGCGGATGTGATTTTTAAAGCCATATCCGGCGCGTCTGAGAAATTCGGCGAGCAGGCGTCCAAAATGCCTATGACAATGGGTAAGGCGTTGACGGTATTTTCAAATAACTGGCAAAGCATGGTTTCCAAGCTGCTGAACGACAGCGGCGCAATGTCTGGGATTGCCGCCGTTATTAAACTGATTGCAGACAACCTGAATTTGGTTGTTCCTATTGTTGCAGGTTTTGCCGTTGCTGTTGCGGCCGCTGTTGCGCCCACGCTGGCATTGAATGTGGCTTTGCTGGCAAATCCGTTTGGGATTGTGGCTGTCGCAATCGGCGCGGTCATCGGCCTTATTGCCCAATTCGGCGATGAAATAGACGTTTTCGGGGACGGCTGGTCGAATTTGTCTGACGTGATACAGGCCGTCTGGCAAGTCATCACAGAAACCATCGGCGAAGCTGTCGATACCGTTAAATCATGGTTCGGCGAGCTGACGGCATGGGTTGACGAGAGTGTCGGCGGATGGTCGGCGGTATTTGAGCGCGTGATGGGCTTAATTTCAAGCACTATTGGTGCGTACATCAACGTCTATATCAACACATTCGCAACCGGCTGGATGTTGATTAAAGAGGCCGCCAACAATATGCCGCAATTCTTTGCCAATCTTGGCAAGGCTATTGGCAACGTGTTTATTTCTGCGATTGAGTGGATGGTAAACAAAGCGGTCGGCATGATTAACAGCATGATTGACTTTGCCAACAAGGCAGCGTCAATGGTCGGCATTTCAGGTATTGAAAAGCTGAATAACGTCCAGATGGAGCGAATGAATGATGGTGGGCTTGGCGGTCGAATTGCTGACAGCATGACGAAAGACCGCGCAGGAGAAATGGCAAATGCCATCAAGGAACGGGCTGAAAAGATTCGCAAAAACAGAATCATAGAAAAAGAGCATCGTAAAGAGAATAGTAGCGGGAACAGCGGCGGCGGTGGCGGTAGTGGCGGCGGCGGTGGCTCAGGTCGTAAGGGCGGCGGACGTAAAGGCGGCGGAAAAGGTCATTCAGGCGGCGCAGGAGCGGCGCAAGACCCTATGCAAGGCTGGGAAGAGGAAATCAAAGCCCAAAAACTTGCACACCGCGAAATGCAGCGCGAAACGCTCACGCACCAAGAATGGGATTTAGCGCGAGAAGCCGCCTACTGGCGCGAAAAGCTGGCAACGGTGGACGCTGGCAGCAAAACTGGCTTAAAACTGCGCGAAAAAATCCTAACTCTTGAAGACCAGTTATCGAAGCAGTCAACTGAAGCGAAAATGAATCAGGTGGCTGAATGGGAGAAGCTGGACAAGCATAAACTTGAGATGGAGAAGGACGCTGCCGACCAAGCGTTATCCGCAGGCCGTATCTCGCAACTTGAACGCCTTGATTTGGAAATCGAGTTTGAAAACCGCCGTTATCAGATTGCCTATGACGCATTGCAAGAACGGATCGCACTTGCTGAACAGGACCCGACTTATAGTCAGACCGCCATTGATAAGCTTAAAGCGCAAATGGCGGAACTTGGGCAAGGTCATGAACGGACACAGGCGAAGAATGAGGGCAAACGCGAAAGCCAACGCCGGAAAGACGCACCGAACGTCATGGAAATGCTTCAGGACGGCGGCAAGAACGTTTGGCAAGAAGCGCAGCAGCAGATGGGACAGGCGTTTTCCGCTATGCTTACGCGTACGCAGAATTTCCGCACGGCCATGAATAACTTTTTCAAGAGTATGGGTCAAACCTTTATTCAAGAGATGGTTACAAAGCCGCTGATGGGCATGATGCAGCGCATGGTTCAGGAATCGGCGATTTATAAGATGATTTTCGGGACTAAAGAGACGTTGGAAACAGCGGCGGCGGCCAAGACGGCAGCAACCAAAGCGACCGAGACCACATCTGTCGTTACCGCAAACGCAACGCAGGCAGCTTCAGGCGCGGCGGCTTCGCAGGCTTCTATTCCTTACGTTGGCCCGATTCTTGCGGTTGCAGCAATGGCCGCGATTATGGCGGCAGTTATGGGATTAATGGGTGGCGGTGGCGGTTCTCAAACGACCACGACCACAACACGGATTCCATCGGCGGCAGGTGGTTGGGATATTCCGGCCGGCATTAATCCACTTACTCAATTGCACGAGAATGAGATGGTTTTGCCGGCTGAACATGCCCAAACAATCCGCGAAATGGCAGGCCAATCAGGCGGCGACGATAGCACGATTATCATCAACTCAACAGGCGGCGACTTTATTCACAAAAAGGATTTGGCAAAGCTTTTGAAACAGATGAAACGTGATTTCAAATTTGTTTAACGGTCAGGCCGTCTGAATAGCTTGGATGGCTTTTTTTGTAAACGGACTTTTTGATAATTTTGTCAAAAAGTCCTTTTTATTTGGAGATGAAGATGAGTAACTCATTGAAATGGGTTAAATATGTTTTGGAATGGCGTTTTCTGCCTGTGCGTTTTCAGAAGTGGCTTTTTGGTACAGGAACGCGCGTTGTCGAGTTTGCCAGTGGCCTGTCGCTGATTGGCTATGCCGCTGTGTTTGCGTTTTCGCCGGTGGATATTTATAACTGGCCGATTTACTACAAATTCAAGACGATACCCGAATCTATCCTGATTCCAGTTTTCGGCGGTATCGGCTTATTGCAGTTGGCCTCGATGTACTGGCAGTCATACCGCGGAAACGTCTTTTCAGGTTATTTGTTGCTGGTGTCGGCGTTCATTTGGTACTTGACCGCTCAAGCGTTTTGGGGCGCGTTTCCGCCTGCTCATACAGGCATGGTCATTCCGCCGATTCTGTCTTTCCTTTGCCTTTTGGCTGGTAATAACTCACTTAAATTCTTGTTTTCAAGCAAAAAATTAGAAGAAAGCCAAGAGGTGGAATAATGGATTTTTTCCAAATCGGCTACTTGTTTGCCATAGGGGGCGGCGTTGTCGGCAGTGCGTGGTCGAGTATCAAAGACCATGACACGGTCGTGTCAAGTGCGTTTGAGGCGATTGTATCGGCAGTTGCAGCGGCGGCAGTAGCGGAACGGTTTTTGATGGTAAATCAGGTATGGACTTGTGCAGTTGCTGGCGCGTTTGTCGGCATTTTGACAGGCCATGCGATGGATACCGTTAAAACCCTTGCCCCGGGCTTGATGAAAAAGTGGGTCAAGAAAACGGCTGACAAATTTATCGATAGCAAAGAGTAACAACAGGTCGTCTGATTTCAGACGGCCTTTTTTAATGGAGAAGTAAAAATGCAAGAACTGGAATGGATTAAAGAGGCCAAAAAACATCTTGGCCTGAAAGAAATTGTTGGAACAAAAGCACATAACCCGACAATCGTGCAATGGCTGAAAGATATGGGGACATTCCCCGGCGCGGCGAAATCTTGGTACTTTGAAGATGAAACCCCGTGGTGCGGCTTGTTTGTTGGTCATTGCTTGGGCAATAGCGGCCGCGCAGTAATCAAGGATTGGTATCGTGCGAAAGCATGGGCAAGTGCCGGGCTGACGAAGTTGGCGAAACCTGCCTACGGTTGCATTGCGGTCAAGTCCCGACAAGGTGGTGGCCATGTGTTCTTTGTCGTCGGCAAGAACGCCAAAGGTCAGATTTTGGGCTTGGGCGGCAATCAAGGCAATACCGTGTCTATCGTGCCGTTCAATCCTGCCGATATTGACGGCTATTTTTGGCCGTCTAAATTGGTAGATGGTAAAGCCGTGCCATCAAGCCCTGCGCCTGAACGTTATGTTTTGTCATCTGTTACGGCAACCGCCGCGCATGGCGCAAGTGAGGCGTGATTATGAATCCTGTCGAATTTCTGAAAGCGCGTATCGCTGAATGGGAAGAGAAACGCAAACAGGCGAGCGAGAACGCCGATTTTAAAGCGTTTGAATTTGCCGAAAGTGAGATTAAAAACTACCAAGCGATGTTGAAAACCTATGAACAGCCTGCTTAAAAACTGGAAGCTGATTCTTATCGCGGCTTGTTTCGTGCTGATTGTGGGCGCGTGGCAATACGACCATGCCGCCCAATACAAGCGCGGACGTGAATCAATGGCGGCGGAAATTTCAGGCCGTCTGAAAGATGCCGCGATTGAGAAAGCGAAGCAAGACCGCGAATCATCCGCCATGTATCAAACCGGCAAAGCCGTGCGAGAAGAAAAGGAAAGGGTGCGTTATGTTCAAGTGCCTAAAATCATTGAAAAAACTGTCTATCGGAATACCTGTCTTGATTCTGATGGGTTGTCAGTCATCAATGCCGCCATTGCCGACGGCAATTAAACCGCCTGCCGACTTGGTGCAACCATGCCCGCGCCTGCCTAAGCTTGAGGGCGGAACAGGCGCGGATGTATTGCCGTGGTCGTTGCAAGTCATTGGCTTGTACAATGACTGCAAAGCGCGGCACAAGGCGTTGTCTGATACTCTTCGATAAACAAAGGCCGTCTGAGTTCAGACGGCCTTTTCTTCCAATCATAAAATTCCCTATTGTCGATTTCTTCGGGCGCGCTCCCATGCTTCGCCGGCTTCTTTGGCAATTCGGGGCGCGTTTTTGATTTGCTCCAATGTGAGCTTTTCAGGCTGGGCAATCAGCCGGCCGTCAAACACGCCGTCTGAGACTTTTGTAAATTCAAAAATCCAGCCATCTTCATGGCTCGCCGTTTGCGTTTCAAAATCAACCGACCATCGACGCTGCCAGTTTCTATTCTGATGAGGCATTCATTTTTCCTTTCAAAAAAGCCGCCATATTTGGCGGCTTATCTTTTATCTGTTTTTGATGATTTTTTCAATTTCTGAAACCCAGTATCCGCTATGAGGCTTTTTCTCATAACCCCTGATAACTTCGTCATTAAGTTCAACTTCACCATATTCTGTTAAAGTGCCGATTTCATATTGATGGCGATAAACTTGATAAGTGTTTCCTGACAGTTTTTCAAGATGATATGAGCCGGTTTTGATGATTTCCATTTTAATTTCCTTACCCCTGATTACCCGAGGCGCGGTTTGCGCGGCTGCGCTGAATCAATATGTGTATATTACCGCTATTTTAGCGGTAATGCAATATTTATTTTGTTAGTTTTTGTAAAAGCTCAAACCATTTTTTTAACGGCATGTCCGTATGGCTTTTGAGATTTATATCGGCCTCCCAGCGTTGGAATCCTGATATTTTTACGTTTAATAGATCAGCAGTTGCTTGTTGTGTCAATCCGTGTTTTTGGCGTAATGCCTTTAGATTGTTTGGTGTGTAACCAAACTCAATATTATCAATCATCAATAAGCTCCCGTGTCGGTGTGATGAGTTCGTTAATCACTCGATGCAATGCCTCAAATTTAGGCTGTTGCAACGCGCGCAAATCGGCAAATAAGTCGATAAGCTCGTCATCATGCCCTTTGCTGATTGCCTGTTTGATTTGAGAGAGTAGGCTCAAATAATCCTGCTCCCACTTATCTGCCCAATCATGCGCCATTTCGCGGCGCGCCTCTCGTTTTTGGCTCTTTTTGAGCCGCTCTGTAATGCTTGTTCTACCTTTTGCCATAATGCCCCCAAAAACAAAAGCCGCTTGATAAATCAGGCGGCTTTTGCAATCCACATCAAAGATTGATGATATTTAATATAACTTCTTTAGTTTCAACACGCAGCCCAATGGGCTGAATAACAAGGTTGACTTTAAGCCTAATTATCAACCTTGTCAATGATTTTATGATGTTAATTCGCGCCATGCCTCTGTATGACCGTATTCTTTTTGCTCATACATCAAATCAATAATAATGGCGAGATTCTTAGCTGTTGATTTCTCGATCAATTCTTTTGGGAGTTTGTCCCAAAGGCTTTTAAAAGTTTGATGATGTTGACCGATTTTGCTGATAGATTTTGATTTAGCGTATTTCATTTTTGACCTTTCTGCCGCCCGAAGGCGGCAGTATTAGAAATTAATTAAACAGAGCCTCAACAGATTTTACAGCGGCATCAAAATCGCGGCTTGTAGTACCTTTGCCCATTTTGCTAACAAGTTTGTTTGTTGCAATATCAAAATAAAGCTGGTAACTACGATTGCCTGCAAAGCCTTTATCACAAGCGGCGAGATTGATATAAACTCGTTTACCGTTCCAATCTTTTGCAATGCCGTCAATGCCTGCGTTTGCCATCATTTCGTTAATTTGATTCGCGTTCATTTTTTGCTCCTATCCGCCCGTAGGCGGTCAGTTGGTTAATCATGTTTTCGGCGATTTGTGTTGTCTGCCGATGTGTGTATATTACCGCTATTTTAGCGGTAATGCAAGAGGTTTTTGAAAATATTTTTATAAGTTTCTGATTTGTATTGATTTAAAGTCATTTAAGCTCAATAAAAAAGCCACCTGATTAAATCAGATGGCCTGTGTCTTTTGTCCCTAAGCTGTCCCAAAGTTTCTTAAGTGTTTGATTTATTTATTGTTAATGGTGCGGACGGAGAGACTCGAACT